ACACGGGAAAAACGGGGATTGATACTTGGGGTTAGCATAGCCCGAGTTTCCTCAGCAATCATATCCATTTCCAGACCGATTGCACCGGCAGCTTGGACTACGGCAAGGGTGAATTCTTTTACTTGAGTAGTATTAAAACCTTTTTGTAAGGCAATGGGCAGGGTTTCAACATAGACCCGAGTTAATTGGTCTAAGGTTGCTATGGTTTGTAAATTTGCAGCTTGTAACTCTTGCAGGATTCCTTTGGAAGTTTCTCTGGCCATTCCAAAGGCTTCAGATGTTTTTAAAGCCTTTCCGGTTGCTTGGTCAATATATCTCCCACCTGTTACTAAGCTACTGGTTATGGACAGGCCAAAGGTTTCCATGTCCCCTGCCCATTTCAGGGTGGCCCCAGCAGCATCTACAATAGCATCTTTTATAGCAAAAATACTTCTGGAAAGGACATCTCCAATAGTGATACCACCCAACAATTTACCAAAAGACAGTGTAGCATCACCAGCAGACTTGGCTTCAGTTTTAATTTTGGCAAAGCCTGTTTGAATATCATCAAGAGTCTTACTGGTCTTATCAACAGCCTCAATCAGAATTACAATTTTATCTTCAAAACTGGCCATTCATTTTTTCCTATTGTGGGCAAGTTTTACAAATCTGAGATAACTCCTCACCAAAATATGATCTACATTCGGGGACATCAGCCCCTCTACAATGGTGCCCAATGCCTTTTCCAGAAGTGGTCCCAGCCCCCCCACCAAAACCCAAGTCAGGCTGAATCTTTCCTCCAGACATAAAACCTATCACTGCCTCACGGAATAGAATCTCCCGTGACATGAATTCTATATAAAGTTTGCATTCCGCTACTGTAAACCCCCAGAGGATATCGTCTCTTTTGGTAATGTCTCCTCTACTGAGGGTAACACAGATTCGGTCGATGGTGTCTTCAATTCCGTTTTCGTCATTGCCTTCTGAACCTTTTCCGACAACCCGATCATTGCCCCCGATATAGAAGCTATCGGGTTGCAGTCGAAAAAATCTTCCACCATTTTTATCGACCCTTCAATACTGAGATTTTCCTCAAGCAATTCCTGTACTTCCTTGGTTTTCTTATTTTTAAGCGAAACACCTTCCTCACTTAAAACAATGGCCAGCACCTCAGAAACTTTATCTCCCAAGGCAATTACCAAGGACTGAGATGAAATCACACTTGGTATCACAGTACCCCTGATTACTGAAATTAACTGCTTAACTTGTCCTAAGACAAGTGCCTTTTGGACAAACTTTCGTCCACCAATTTCATACTCAAAAATCATAACATGCCCTCCTTTTTATCGCTTGTTTACAGAAAGTACAAAGTCAACTCATCGTCATAAGTGGTCTCTTCCAAATCGTAGTCAATATTGACAATGGAAAGACCGTTCTTGTCAGCATCCGTGACTTTCTTAAACCGCAGTTTAGGCATCACGAATTTGAAAATGTTATTAGAAGCAGAACCAACATTGCCGATAATCAAGCTCTGATTAGTACTGTTCTTCCAAGTACCAAACCAATCCTTAACGGCTACAGTGGTCATTTCAGGGTCCAGGGTTCCAGCCATCTTACGTTGCGTAACCAAGGTAGAAAGATACCCATCCACCGAGTTCATACTTTCCCGTAAGACTAAGGTGTTACCAGAATCCAGAGTAAAACCCCCTGCAATTGCGGCATAGGAACCAATGGACATATTGGCACTTAACAGCACCGGGGGAATCTGGGTTTCAAACGTGGGAGTCGGATTAGCTTCATCCGTAATCGTATCCAGCACTCCCAAGAAATCAAACTCCGCATAGACCGGCTCACCGACCTTACCCGTAAACTTAACATTACCACGGGCACCACGGATCTGTTTCTTTACTCCATCCTCCCAAGTACACATAGTCAGGGAAGGGATGTAAAGGGACGCACCCGTACCACTGGTCGGGGTAAAAGCCCAAGCAGCCGTTGCACCAGAACCAAATGTAGCTAAATAACTACAAGCCTCCAAATAGTTACTGATAGCAGGTTTAGTGGCCGAGTTGACCGTGTAAGTTGCGCCAGATCCTTTAAGTTCAGTCTTAAAGGTCATCCTGGCAGACCTTGCACCAGCTACCGCAGCAAACGTGCCCAGAGTAGGACGGGCAATCGGTCGCTCAGTCATCTTAATGTCAACATCAATCTTGGGATCAATCACCAAGATTCCACCCTGAGATCCCGTCAAAGTTTCAGCCGTTCCCTCAGTTTCTTCAATTTTGCAAGCTACAACACGCCTTCTTGTTCTCATTTTATTACCTCCTAAAGTTTATGAAATTCCATATTGATGACGATATTGTACACCATACACCAATTCTACTCCAATCATACTACCCTCAGAATCAGCCGAGTAAGGACCAAGTGCCCCAATACGTTTTGACTCTAAGGCATTACCACCCCTGGTTTCGTCCGCAGCCATAGCATTATGAATTAATCCTATGTAATCCTCGCTGTCCTCATCTTGGCACCAAACCAGTATAACAACCTCCCATATCCATGATTCATAATTGATCACCCCAACTTGGTCGGTTGCATCCTTTTCATCACCGGAAAAAATAAAAGCAATCGGTAATGGACTTATATTAAAATCAGGCAAATTAAATCTGTTGACGATTACAGACCTAAGCCTGTCTATGCCATCAATCGTTGTTTTGATATTAGCTAAGATTTTTTGTCTGGTTGTCATTTCTTACCAAATACGCCCATCATGTTATTTTTGATAGTTTCAAGAATATATCGTCTCCTGACTATTAGAACTCTTTCAGGAAAAACTCGGGCAGGGACAGTAACAGATTTTAAAAGCATGTAATAAGGTTCTATTCTCGCATTCTTCCCTTTAACCCTATGGACCAACAACATCCCGCCTTTCTTAGTTCTGAAAGGTGTCAGAAATCCTTTAGCATAATCTTTTGGTCCAGGCTGTTTGGTCCGTCCATAGCCGATATCACCAGTCCTTGATCCAAAGCCCCTAAAAGGTACTGCTAAGGCTTTAGCATGTTTAGGAGTAATAACCAGCTTACGTCCTTCACGGTTGATATGCACATCGGCATAAATCAGACCATCACCAATTCCTGCCCCACCTGTAACTCGATCTGCTGATACTACAGCTTTCAATCCATGTGCAGATTTCCTTAAAAGACCAGACCGGACTCCCAATCTGTCCTCAGTAGTCCCACCAGTCAAATGTCTGGTCTTAACATAACTTGCCGTTTCAATACCAGCTTGGGTAATACCCTGCTGGACCGCACGAATCATCTTCTTGCTGGCAAAATCAACAATCAGAGTAAATTTGCTGTCATCTACGGTTATATTAAACATGTTGTAATGAATACCTATCTACTACATCACGTACTTGGGACAGCAAACCTTCTTTAACTGGGATACTGGCTGCACCATCAGGCATAAGGATATAACTGGTCCCTAAATCTTTTCGCCTGCGGAACATGAAACTTGTTTGTAGCATACAGGCAAATTCCAAGTCACTCGGCACATCCAATATGCCAGTTCCAGTACTTTCTGTAAAACCGCCTGTCCAAGTAATTTTTACATCTTTCGGTTCAGTAAAAGGATTATCAACTGGAAATTCAATTATCCCATCATCTTCATAAACAAAGAAATCGTCATTTTTAATCAGGGACTGCTCATCAAATATAACCTCAAGAGTGGACGTTTGGTCAATAGGGAAAGCTGGCAGAAGATAGATTCTACCACCGGGATTGAAATATTTGATTCTCTGTTCCTTCTTTAACAAACGGCCATTCATAGCCCCTTCTAAAACACTGGAAACAAATTCAACCATTCGATCCAGCAAAGAATCATGTTCTGAATCAACCTTATCCAAAAGCAATTTGATATCGGCAATGCTACATAACTTCATGGGATTTACCTATAATATCTACTAATGTCTGTGCCGATCTGGTCCACGAAAATTCCCTGTGGATAAACTCACTGGCACGTTTTCCTTTAGTTAATGATGCCCGATAATTCTTATGCACCCAGACCATCAGCTTTGCCATTTCCTCCACATCAGGAAAAGCAGCTTGAGTCGTATCCGTTGTTCCATCAGCATAAGCGGCTTTGATATCCCCCATTTGATACTTCAAAGGATATCCCACTGAATCATCAAAAAAATCAGTAACACCAGAATAATTAGTGGCAATACAAGGCAGTCCAGTAGCCATTGCCTCCGCCAATACCAAGCCGAATCCCTCTGCCCGAGTTGGGAAAAGAAAGCAATGAGCCGAGTGATATAATTTGATGAGTTCATTCTTACTTAGATTCCGACTGTCCAGAATCACATTGCCGTTAGATTTAAACTCGTCCTTGAGTCCGGTGGTCTTGAGATAGAGCTCAACTCCAGGGACTCTCTCGAAAAATTTCCAAACGGCAGCAATTTCGCCCCAACCTTTTCGTTCGTTAGGGGCACCCACCCATAAAAACCGGAAGGGCCGGTCAGTAGGAAACTTACGCTTGACATACTTGAAGTCTTTTTCAACTCCGTGGTGAACAACAAAAATATTTCGTTCATCAACATATTGACTTAAGATTTCCCTGGCCCATAGACTCGGGGTCAGTAAGTAATCTGCCCTTTGAATATTAGTCACCAGATTGGCTGGCAACGTAGTCCCCTCACTCATGGTAAAAAGCCAATTAACTTTATCAGCCATTGGCTTAGTGTATAAATCTGAGGAAGCAATAATCACAGCATCTTTAGCATCAGGGTCAATCTCAGCAATTTCTGAAACATATTTCATTAGGGTGTCACTATGGACTTTGTAGCCATAAGCATTCCCGATATAATTGTTTTTTCCTGTTGCCCAGCAGATTTTCATCATACCAATTTCCATACTCCAGATCTGCGAGTCACTTTATCATGTAAACCAATAGCGATACTACCATCAGGACTTTCCATGCGAAACTCACTAAGGGAAAAAAAGGTGGTGCTACCACATTGGGGACAATTTAAATTAGTTTCTACCCTGCGGGTAAAAGCAGTTACCTGTTCACAATTGGTGCATTTTAATTGAACTTTATCCATACTCACAGGCCCATCTTTTTGAGAAGTCCTAATCGGCTCATTTACTTGCACGGCTTCGGTTTCTTGGGTTTCATCAATAATTTCCTCTCCATCAATATTTCTACGGTTTAGCTTTCCCATTATAGCCCCTCCTTGACCCTCCCTTTTTGGTTTATTTTAGAAAGGGTGGGGGAGAGAAGGAGGGCTCAAACTCTCCCCCACCCAAGTCCTCATGGTAGGTAGTCGCTCCGGTTAGGTAGCGGTCATGAGGCGACAGAACGCATTGGGCAGTGCCATTTTCAAAGCCCACCGATTGTAGATCTTGAACCTGGTCCGGTTGGTAGTCCACAGGCCATAAGGATCGACCTGTAGAGAAGAAACCTGGAGCCTACGACCGATTGCAAAGTGCTTCATATTTCCATAAACCACAAAAGCGGTGGCGGCCCCGCTGGTAGACGGCATGGTGATTACCTCTTGATAGGGGTACCCCCAAATAGTCCCAGAAACAGCCTCACCAATGTTGTTAATGAAAATAGGGGCTTGGTTGCTATCCCGCAGGTTTCGGACGAAGTGCAGAATGGCCCCATTCATGTAGAACTTAGCACCCTGTTTTCGCAGACCGTCAATAGCAGCAATCATGCTGGACAGATGGGTACCGGAAATCATGCTGAAAGCCGTAGAACCGGACATAACAACAGACTTCCCGCACTTGGCAGAAAGCAGACCGGAAACACCACCATACAGCCCCTCACCATCACCAATAAAAGCGGCCTTATCCAGCCCTTGTCCCATTGCCTCAGCAAAAGACTCAGTCAACCAAGACACAATGTCCGAACGGGCATCCGCCATCGTTGCATTCTTTACAGCAGCGTAGGCAGACAGTTCGTCAGCGTCCAGTTGGACCTCATCAATAGTCGGGGCAGCTTCAACCGTGGTGTTCCCCCAATAGACATTGGAAGTCCCGGTCTCAGTCGGGAAGGACTGTTTGTCAGTGGTCATGTCCCAGATACGGGCATCCCGCAGGATAACCGAAGATTCACGGGCATAAGCCAGAATTTCGGAATCCACGATATCAGCAATCGGAAACACGTTCCCGGTATCACCAACATCAGTCGTGGTGCCTTTATAGGTCTCATGGAATTTCTTATAAGCCGAAGGGTCTTGGTGTACAGCGGCACGAATGAACAGGCAGAAATACTTGGCCATTTCCTGACGGGTTTCATCAGAAATCATGTGGCCACTATGCCCTTTCTCCATCAACCGTTTGCCCTGTTTGGTCAGGTCGTAATCACCCAAGAATTCCTTCAAGTCTGCCTGTTTGGGGTTCGTAAGATCCCCACCGGGGAGAACAAAGCCACGCTGGGCAGCTTCCTTGTAGGACATGATTTGGGCTTCCATTTCCTCTTGTTTTTCTTTTACCGCATTAAGGGAAGAGGACATCCCCTTAATCAACTCAGTTAATTCTTTTACATAATCCATTTTATCTCTCCTTGTTATTTCATAGATTCTTTTAGGTTAAAGACAACTTGTTTAAGGATTTCCTCTTCCTCGGGGGAGAGTCCATCGGCCTTTTCCTCTTGGATTTCCTTATTGTCAGTTTGACTAAGGGTCTCCTTGTATAAATCCTCCGTTTTGTCGTCAGACACGGATTTATTATCCACTTCTTCAGTAGTAACAGATTCCGGCGTCTTTGTCAAGTTAGCGATAAAATTCTTAATTTCCGCCATCTCTAATACAACAACATCTAACTTTTCCAAATCAGCTAGTTTGTCTAAATCCGCCAACTTGTCCAGTTTTGTAGAGATGCTTTCCAACAATTCTTTGATTTCCATATCACCATTCTCCTCTTCAATAGATTTATTTTCAAATTCCCCTTTGACAGTCACAAATTCCTCTTCCTTAACAATCTGCTCAGGCACTTGAATCATAGGGGCTTTGGTCTCATCCTCAAACTCAATATTTTTAACTGCTAATTGCTCAAGAATAAGATCACGGTCTTTCGGGTCCATCATTTCTTTAATCTGATTCAACGGCATGGCCATAATTGTCTTGGCCAAGGAATTGATCTGCAAAGCACTCGGGTTACTGGGCACCGCACATGCAGACAATTCCAGCAACTCCTGAGAGGTAAACCTACGACCAGGAAAGAAACGGTGATCGTCCTGATCGTCTTTTTCCATCTCTTCCCACTTTTGAGGGAGAAACCCTACCGATGACGCATTCAACACTTTCTCTTGGAAAAGGGAAAGGATCATGTCGGCAAAGGGATAAACCCCCTCGCTGGTAAATTTCTCATGGAACTCAAGCCTGG